TTATATAGAACTGTGCCCTGTAGACTGGGTGCTCATCCTTCACAGCTTAGGCACTCCCCGTCTTCAAGGTTGATTCTAGGGATCTTGACGTTAACATTCTCTGTATTTCTAGCCGCTGTAGTTCGCAAGTAATACATAGATTTGAGTTTGTTAGCTCCTGTCCAATGTACATGATTAACATACTCCAGATACTCATCGTGTACCTCCTGTGGTGCTGTAGCCGGGGGTGGCTCAAAGAATAAGTTTACTGACTGTGCTTGGCAGACGTACTTCTGTCTTTGGTAGGCGTGTTCAATGATCCAAATTTGGTTAAGTTCAGGTGCTGTCTTAAATACTTCCTTCTCTTCTTCCGTGAGTTCCGGTAGATCTTTAACAGAGCCTTCAGCAGCAGCAATATCTTTCCACGTTCTTTCGGTGTTGGTGCCTTTCTCTTCAAGTAGTTTCTCCAAGTATTTATTTTTGACTTTGAAAGACCCTGTTAAAGTTTTGTGCGTAAATACGTTAGCCCTTGTAGGCTCAATACTAGGACTTGTTCCACCGCATATAATGCTAGAACTAGCATTAGGGGCAATAGCAAGCAGATGGGAATTGCGACGGCCACTACCAGCCATGTCAGGAGCCTCCCCACGCTCTCTAGCCAGATTTCTGGAAGCCATTTCAGATCTTTCTTTGATTGTCTTAAACGCTCTATTGTTGAAGCTGGAGGCGTACATTCCTTCAAAAGGGATTCCATTACGTTGAAGGTAACTATGAAAACCCATCGCTCCAAGGCCGACCGCACGTTCTCTATATGCGCTATAAGCGGCTTTTGCTTTCCCTGCATATTCTTTTCCTTGTTTAACATAATTTTGAAACTCTTTAAACGAGCGTATTTCTTTTTCAGGATAGGTGTGTACCACATTATCAATAAAATGTTGAATAATATTGTCAAGCATTTTTATTAAATCACCAACGAATAATTCATCGTCCTTCCACTCATCAAAGTATTCTAGATTAACGCTAGACAAACAACACACTGCTGAACGTGACTCACTGGTTGGTAAGGTAATCTCAGAGCATAAGTTACTTTGGCGTACCTCTAAGCCTAGCTCCTTCTGTTCTTGCGGTAGAGCCTCATTACAGCGGTCTAGGTTAACAATGTAGGGTTCACCTGTCTCTGCTCTAGTGTGGATTAGCTGCCACCACAAGTCCCTTGCTGATACAGTCTTGACTGCCTGCTTGGACTTAGGATCTATCAGTCTCCAGCTATCATCAGACATGACGGCGGCCAAGAACTCGTCTGTGATTGTAATTCCATTGTGAAGGTTAAGGCACTTACGATTAAGATCACCCCCAGTAGTCTTTCGCATAGCGATAAACTCTTCCACTTCTGGGTGACTGATGTCCATATACGCTGCATAAGATCCTCTTCTAGTTTTTCCTTGATTAAACGCCAACATCTGTGCGTCAACTACGTGCATGAAAGGGATAGAACCAGTAGACTCACTACCGTTACCAACAGGAACGCCATTACTTCTAACAGCACCCCAATATCCACCCAAGCCTCCACCTCCACTTGCCAACCATATGTTTTCATCATAGTGATCAGATAAACCTTCCCTTGAATCAGGAACATAATTAAGAAAGCAACTGATAGGTAGACCAGTAGGGGTTCCCCCGTTACTAAGAATAGGAGTGCTGAAGCCGAACCAGCCCTTACTACTGTAGTTATAAAGGCGCTGTGCAAGATTGTAGTCAGTATGTCCTTGATACGTTGCACCATAGACCGACGCTCTGGCAAATGCTTCTTGGGCATATTTTTCACCTCCATCTTCCCATAAGTAACGATCTTTTAAAGTTTCTAAAGAAAAATTATTCAGCGTTTCTTCACGATCATAGTCAATCTGAATCCCTAAATAATCCTGTATGCCAATCTTTGATGTCATCCAAATCATCCTTCTCTGTTAGCTGTTCCTGCCTGTAACCACGGGTACGGGCTTTGTTTTGTTTCTTATGTTTTGCTTTGTTTCTTTTATGAAACATCTCAGACCTTTCTGCTTTCCTATCCCAACTTGTCACCCGGATGCTCCAACATGTAACGGATCAAACGCTCTTCGTACCAGCGAGCTTTGCGTAAGTCTTCTATAGGCTTACCTTTATAGCGGCAACGCCAGTTATATTTTAGTGCATTGCCACGTAGGTAGCCGATGTACTCATCGTGTGTAAGCATACCTTGGATAGCATCAATACACTCCATACTACCATTGTTATAATGCTCTGGTCTGTTTACTACATCATAGCTCTTAGCTATAGCTTCCTCAGAGAACACTGGGTGCTCGTTAGATGCATCGTCTTCTATAGTCTTAAATGCCATCCTGTTCCACTCCTTCGGTGTTATATTATCAATGCTCATTGCATCTCCAAGTTAATCTTGTCATTACGTTTTTTAAACTCTTCAGTATCTCTAGCAGACTTGTCAATCCAACTGTCAGGAATACTGTCCTCACTAAACCATCTGAATCCATTAGCCTCTGCCCACTCCGCATGAGATCTTTTAGTACCATCCTTACGACGCTTGGCTCCCGGCATAGGGGCTGATGGGTTAGCAAACAAGAATACCAGTTCAGTATTTTTAGGCAACACTTTTTTAACCCATATGTACTTATTGTATTCTTGGAAGTCCCAGAACCTACCCTTAGACTCAAGTAGGATCTTCTTCTTACCTACCTTTTTAACGAAATCAGGTTCGTACTTATGCTCAATAATATAAGAAACATAATCTGTATGGTGTTCCCAATCTTTTAAAATTGATTCATGTAACACCATCTCCCAGATAGAGTCGTACTTGTTACCGTCTTTCTTTACAAGCTTTGGGCGAGGTACTCTAGGTTTGCGCCAACCGCTAGGTGATTTCTTTTTAGTACTCATCAACCACCTGATGGTTCTTTGCAAGAACCTCTAAGTCAGCCATTGTTATAGTAGCTAACTCGCGTCCATGCTTTACTAGTTTCTTAAGTCCTTTACGTACCCACTTAGGACTGTAAAAGCTGAGACGTATTTCTCTGTTGACAAAGAAGTAGTTAGTGTCAGGTAAATATTGATGTAAGTTATTTACATTTAGTTTTTCGTGTTCGCTCTCAGGAACAAGAGTCTTTAACCATTCTAATAACAACACATCGGAATGTTTTGAGATAGCTTTACAAGCTCTAGAGTTCATCTACAATCTCCGTTACTCTGGGGGTGGATTTAACTTCGGTTAAGTATACAGGGCCTTTAGAGTACATAAAGGTTCTTAATCCTTCACCATCATTAGCATCCGCATAACAAGAAAACTTGTGCTTGCAATAGAAACAATTTTTATTTAGTTTCATATTGCCTGACTTACCTTCGGGTACAGGATCATAGCACCGTTCAGGCGGGGTGTCAAGCGCAATAGACTCTTTTAAGTTATTTATTTTATTTCTTATGTTTATCTTATCCAGTTCTTCTGGGATGTATAAGGCAAGCTCGCCCGTTTCTTTATTGATTGCTAAGAAACCACCGCCGTCCGTACCTTCAGCGGCCTCATAGCCGCAAAGCTGGGCGATGTAGCCAAAGGGATCGTCCTCTGCCAGTGTACCATTAGAGAACTTCTGGAATGCTCTACCTGATGCAGTCTTAATATCTATGACTTCACCATCTATCTTGCAGTCCATGTGGCCTGTTATCCCTTCAACTGTCACCTCCTTCTGGGCTGAGTTAACCTCATGCCCTGACAGGGTAACCAGAAAAAGTAGTATCTCTTCCAGCAGATGGCCGTACATAAATTTAATAAAGGTAGATGGTGTAATATCAGAAACAGATCCTTGGCTTTTGTTTTCAAACCACAACTGTCTAGCAGGCTTACCTACATTAGACATGCGTAATGTAAATCCATTGTTTCTCTGTTTAGGATTCTTCCACTCGTAGAATATATTTTTTATATTATCGCCAAGCTCTTCAATTGCCTCATCAGGAAAATCAATACCTTCGTTGTTACAAAGAGGCTCAAGAGTGTTGTAAATATCCTGCACTAAAGTGTTTAAGTTTTTAGAAGAGTTCAAGTTGTTCTCCAGCAGGAAATAGTTTATCAAGTTCAGTAACAGCTACACTAGATCCCATATAGAACCACTCGCCCCTACGACCACGACCTTCTACAGTCAAAGCCTCATGCGCTTTAGATTCAGCAGTACGCCTGTCTGCAACCTTATAAGATTTTACAAGTGAGTAGTTCCTATAGGGAGATCCAGTTTGGAATTGTTTTATTCTATCTTCGGCATCAATAGCCATCCCTACCTTAACCCATCCCGGAAAAGCTGGGTTGTGCATGATATAAATAAAACCACTCTTAACAGTCTCATATCCTTTCAAAGAACTAAAGGCAGCGTCACCTAAAGTTTTATACCTGCCCGGCTTGTGCAACGGATGAGACTTTGAAATCTCTTTACCGTTTACCCACATCCTTCGCGCATCCCTAGCCTTAACAGTTTCTGGATTGTCTTTGTAGTAATATGGTCTATTTGTTTTAGGATTTATATTAGTCATCAGTTTTCTCC